CCGTAATCTCCCCTGGCTCGGGCAACTCCGGTGCGGTTCTCTCCAGCTCCGTCTCGGTGTCGTCGGCAAATTTCTGGTTGTTTTTTGCGGCTTTGGCTTGCTCCTCCTGTACAAGCTTGTTGAGGTCGTTAGCCTGGGCTGGGTCGTCCTTGGTGCGGCGGCTGCGCTGGGCTACGGCGTTCTCTCCTGAACCTGCTCCGCGCTGTTCTTTGGCGGGTGTGGCTTCGGCTGTCGTCATGGGTGGTCTCACTTTCTGATATCGGGTTGGGTCTTGGGTTAAGCGACCTGTTGGCTAAACTCGAAGAGCTTGGCTCCGCTGGTCTCGTTGTCGGTGGGCAGGTTGCAAGCTGCCTGATACTCGATGTAGAGACGTTTATATTCGCGTCTCTCGTCTGCGTCTCCCTTTCGCAGTTCAATCGGTGGCGGCTCCCATAGCTTGTTGCAGCGTTGGCAAATGACGATCATGGGGCCGTGGCTGAGGATGTGTTTTACGACGGCAAAATTGCTGTCGTTGCCGCTGAACCACATCTCTTTGCCTTTGCCGCCTTTGCGGTGGGCGCAACTGGCTTCGGCTGCTTTCTGAATGGCATCGTTCTTTGCCAGTGCGGCTTGCCTGTTCTTCATGCGGCTTTCCTGCATGGTGCGAAGGCGGCGCATATGTGCTACCCGTTCCCTCGTCTCCTCAAGCTGTAGCTGCTCCAGCTCGTCAGTAATTTTCTTTGCGTCCAACTTTTGTTCGGCCATATCGACTCCTTCGGTTCGGGTTTGATGGAGTGGGACGGGGGCAAAAGCCCGTCCCTGACTGCCGTGGACAGTCCTCCAGCTTTAGGTGATGGCGGATACCGCGTCGATCATGCGGATGCGCTGGACCGGATCAGGTGGAAGGGTCGCCGTGTACATGGTGTTGTACGAAGCGAATCCACCAATCATGCGACTGGGATCGTAGCCGCTAGGCTCCGACAGTCGGCGGACCCAGATCGCTAAATTGCGCCAGTCACCGTTACCAATCTGCGTATTCTCTTTCGCTCCAAACGAAACGCCAATCAATCCGTCGCGGCCTACGATGTAGGTTCGCAGTGCGGTGAGTGCCGTTTCGTCATAGTTGGGGGTTTGTTTGACGAGTGTGCTCTGGAAGAAGCTGACGCCTCCCCAATCAATCAGGGGTACGGTCTGGCCATCGGCTGAAGGCAAGTCCATCAGCCTCTCGTTGCCTTGCGGCGTTCTCTTAAGGACATCTGTTAAACCATTGTTCGACTTGTCGAGGAGAATATCGCCCACGATGTGCGGGTGAATGACTCCGGTGAAGCGTCCGCCTTCAAAGGGAAGGGCATTGACGCCTGTGAGCGATTGCGAAGCGATGATGACATCATCCGACGTCAACGGGTCGTCGGCAGCTTTCTCAATCAGGCTCGATGGATCGACAATGGCCGCTCCATCCGCCGTGTTCTGGAGGATGAGGTTGATTACCTGCGCCATGCGATAGGCCATCTGTACACCTAAAGCCTCCAGTGCCGGGTCAATGGCGGTCTGTAGGGCATAGGTTGAAATATTCATGTAATCGGCATAATTGCCCATGATCGACGTATTGGAAACAACCGTCGCCGTGAGACCTGTCTGGATCGTTCCTTCCGGTGCCTGGGTGAGGGGCGGTGCCGGTAAATTTTGGTACATATACAGTACGAGACGATTTCCGGAGTTCTCATCAATGGAACGCCGTGACGTGGTTCGCACCCACGGCGTCTCCGCTTTCAGATTTTCGACGAAAATTTTGTCGTATGTGGTTACAACGGACTGCGGAAGGTTAGTTGTCAGGTTCGATGCTGGACTCACACCGATACCTAACGCGCCGTTGGCATGGACTCTGCCAACGTTGCCCGTATAGAAGTATGCGGAGCCGCCAAGGGCGCACACAAACTCTATAAACGGGACAACGAACTTCTGAAAGAACATTTTGCCGCGTTGTGCGGCAACCGACGTTGATCGCATGTGACCGTCCCCCTGCGGGAAGGATCACGAACCCATTGCATCGACCTGTTGTCTAAAACCGGGTTCATCCTGCAACTTGCGCTGAAACTCCGCCCTAGACATTAGCTCGATATCGGCTCGTGTGTACTTCTGTCTCTTCGGCGGCGGGGGTGCGAGTGCTGTGGCGTCTGAATTTCGTATCCCCGTCGCTACGCTTCTGGGTCGGGGCAGAGGTTTCGGCTCTGGAGCGGGTTGGGCATAGGCAGGTACGGGTGTGCCGCCGCTGGCTCCTCCGTTGGATTGGGGTGTTTCTTCCTCTTCGTCTTGCTGCCTCAATTCAAGGTCTTCTCTTTCCTTGAGGGTGTCGTAGGCGAGTGTGAGGTTGTTGCGGGTCAAATCCCAGCCGTTCGCTTTCAGCTCGTCAAAGAGAGCATCGCGGTTGCGGTCGGTTGTGATGTAATCGGGATGCGCGGCAACGAAGGCTTTGGCTTCGGCTGCATAGTATTCGGCCTCTTCCTGCTCTGACATCCTTTTGCCTATTCGGTCGGGTGTTGTCCCGGCTGTGGCGGTGAAGATTTCCGTAACAGCGTCCACCACTTTTTCAGGATTGGTCATTTCATCTGCAAGCCTGAGTTTGTCGGTAGGAGTTAGCTGCCTGGGTTCATTTTGCTGCGGTGGTTTACCTTTATCCGGCTGCTTAAATCTGCTGATTGTAAGCGTTGCCTTCATCTGATTTTCGAGGAGTTTGTCTGCGACTTCCTCAATGTTTTTTCCTTTGAAAGTGGAGACTCTTCCGCCTCTGTCGTTTTCAATTACGGCGGTGATGTCGCCATTCTCATCGGGTTGTCTGTCATTCAGCCATAGTGTTTTCAAGGGTATTCTCCTTTATCCAATTCCCATGTAGTCGTCTGGCGGTAAGGGTTGCAGTGGATCGAGCGTGTTCTCGATGAACTGCTCCTCTGGCGTCAGCTCCGGTACAGGGGGTTTTTTGGCAACACTTTCCAGATAGAGAGAGGATTCAGAAAAGATTTTGTCCTGAAAATGAGTAAAGATTTTCCATGCGGCTTTCGCCATCTTGTGATTCGCCAGCACTGCGCTCTCTTCTGCGGCTGACGTGTTGATAAGGTCGGTTTCCACTTCAATGCATGTTTGTTCCATCACGTCGAGCAAGTCGTCCCACACTTCACTGTTGCGTAGCGCGTTGAGGTTCCTGCGCTGGTGCGGCTCCAGTTGTGCGGTAACGCCGAATCTTCGCTCGGTGCGGATCGCGGTCATATGTGGTCCTCATGTGAGCCTTCCACTTCCACCCATTTCTCAAATGTTCCGGCATCCTGCTTCGGCGGTGCGGTAACGTACTTGTTCATCTCCTGGTCGGTGGTGATACGCGGTTCCTTCAGCATCAGGCCAAGATTCAGACAGCGCACACCGATAGATGTAATGCGGACGAAGTAAATTCCGGCTGGGCCAAGCGGGGTATGCGAAAGGTCTTCGATAAGGCCGCGGTCCATCAGCGGCTTGAATAGTTGATCGACGGTAAGAGGCTCGTTCTCGTCCATCAATCCACGCCAACCAATCCCACCCAGCATATCCACCCGGAGCTGGTCGCGAAGCTTCTCCAATAGCCTTATGTGGCGGGGAATGATTGGCATGAAATGTTCGCTAAGGCTCACTTTTTTGGTTTCTCCTCTTCCTCTTCTTCCTCGTCTTCGTCGTCCGGCTTCTTCTTCTTGGACTCGTCGTCCTTGCTTGCGTCGTCCGGTTTCTGGTTGGGATCGTACTTAGGGTCGGTCATCATTGCTATCCTCCATTTGATTGAGTTACATTCACTGTCCACCACCTGACGGACCAAAGAACTGGCTGGAGTTGATGGCGTGGGTGTCGGCAGTGCGCTCGGCAAAGCTGGCCGCGCGTTCAAGCGGCGATTCGACTAAAGTTTTGTGGGTGTTGTCGATGCTTCTGGCGGCGATGCGTCCGGCAATCTTCTTATCTTCTAAAGCCATCTGGAACTGCTGGTTTTGCTGTGTCTCAGCGGCCTTGGATTGGGCATTGATAACGGCTGGATTCTGCGCTACCATCGCCTGTTTCTCTTCCGGTGTCAGCGGTACGATAAGGTCGTTCTGGTTCTTCCATTCGCTCATATCGAGCACCATCTTTACCAACTCCAGCGTGTCAACCTTCCATCCGGTTTGTCCTAGCTGCTGGACGAGTGCCTGATTGCCCAATACCTCCAGAAGAAAGGGAAGTGCCTGGGCCATGCGGCCACGCGCTGAGAGTCGGGAACCTGCTAAGGTGTCGAACTTCACATCGGCATCCATGAAGTCCTGAAAGTCCACAACTAAATCCGGTGCGCGATCGCCAAGGATGGCGCGGATGTCCGATATCGGCATCCGCTCTTTGACCATCTGCCAGAGAAAACGTAGGTAGGGAAGAAAAACCCCGTCGATGAAACGTTCGACGGGGCTTTGAAGTCGTCCAGACGAGGCTGCACTTATCATTCCGGCCCCTGTGCCGGATCGTCCTATGCTGGAACCTCTGCCTGGGAGTGATCCTTGCACAGACGCTTGGTCGGCTCCGGTCGCCCCTTCAGAGCTGGCTATGGATGCCTGAATCGCTCTCCACGCATCGGCGGGAACCTGGGGCTGGGGTACAAGCGCGATGGCGCGGCTGGCGTCTCCACCCGGCCCGGTCTCCACTAGCCGTATGCCTCCTAGTCTTCGCCGCTGGTCCTGAGTCGGCACGTTTGCTCCCCGCGCGATGCTGTACTCGGGATTCACGGCGAAGGCTAAAATATCGAGAATTGCGTTAATCATGCCCTGCTCTACGCGCTGGTCGGCTCCGGCGATGCGGCCTATGCCCATCCCATATCCGGCATTGTCGATGTCCCAATAGTTCGAGCTGAAAAAGGGCTTGTGCGGCATCTTGTGCTTGGCATTGCGGATGACGACTTTTCTTTGCAGGACGGTGCGTACATCGGTGTCGCTCCACCATTCCAGAACTTCCATCGGCCTTAGCAAGGGGTCTTCGGAAAAATCAAAGTCTTCGCGCTGGGCGTGATGGACGCTGGTGTTGGCCGTTAACGCCTCTTCCGCTCCCGATATACCCTCGGTCTGTTCGGGATGATCGGGGCTGAACATGGAACGGAGAACGGCGTCCGATGGTATGTCGTAGTCGTCGTTGTCGCGAAGTTTGGTGAGGTCGTCGTAGTTGAGATACCTGCGCCGGACGATGAAGCTGGCTTTCCATAGCTGGTTGGGTTTGTTCCACGTCGGATCGGGGAAAACGGTCGCCAGTTCACATTTCTCGAAGACGGGAAGGTTCTTTGTTACCTCCACATCGACCGCTTCAAACTCATCCGATTCCTTGGTGAAAATCGTCATCGGTGCGCCTAGCGGCATGGATACCTGGGGCGGTGCCTGTTTGCGCTGGTAGTGGCTCTCCACGCGGGTCGTAGTCTCCCACCCGCCCATGAAGATTACGGTCCCCTGCAAAACTTTGCCCTGAATCCCGTAGCTTGCCTCCTGCTTGAAATCAATCTGCTCCAACAGCTCCGCAACCAGTTCTTTCCATGCTCGTGCGGTGTCCTGCTTGGTGTTGGGCCGGGGCCGAATCTCGAACGGCGTGGCATCAGAAAAAATCGCTCCTGAAATTTGAGGCGCGATACTATTGGTTTGCTTGGCTACGGTGTACCTCGACACATTTGCCCTGCTGACGCTGGAGCCTTCAAAAACACCCATGCTTGGGGGAGATTGATACAGAATGTCCGATGATGTCCACATCAGCGGCCAACGGCGGTCATTCAGCCATGTTGACGCGCGTTCAAAGTCCTGGACGACGATGGATAAAACCGCTTCATCGGTGTACTTCGGGTCGATGGCTGGATCGGTGGAGGTCTGCACATCGTCCATGCGGACGGGTGCGCTCCATATGCTGTCGGCTACGAATGCGGCTGTAGCTGCCATTGCGAGTCCTCACCGATTGGGGAGATTCGGGTTCGGGTCGGGCTTCGGCCACTTCCGGCTAAATCATGGCATCGGCTAGCGATGCGTTAGGGAAATGCAATAAAGCGAATAGTACAGCGCGTAAAGAAAAGATGCACCTTTCGCCTAGTTTTCGCTATAATGGAGGTACATACAAATCAGCCTTTGGAGGGGCTGACTCCCATGCCAAACCTGCGTAAACAGGTGCCCGTTCTTATCCCGATTGGTTTTAAAATCGGTAGATATACGGTCATTGATAATAATGTTCGCTTTACCCTCAAAATTGGTAAGCAAGCTGGTAAGTTATCCGTAATCCATTGCCGTGTACGCTGCGAATGTGGTTTTGAAACGCTTGTTCGTCACGACAAACTTAAAAAGGATGGGCAGCTAGGTTGTTATCCATGCAGTCGTCCAGCAATTCCTCTAGGCACTCGATTTAACAAGTATCTCGTCATCGCCAATGACCGCCGCGTTATTCTTGGCCGCTGGAAGTTTCGCGCCTGTCTGGTTCGTTGCGATTGCGGCGTTGAACGTGAGGTTGCCTACATGAACCTTAAAAGTGGGAATAGCGGTTCTTGTGGTGGATGCCGTCGTGGTCAAGCATCGTTAAAACCTGGAACCCTTTGGGGTAGTTTATTTTCTATGCTCCGTAACCGTTCTTCACAGTACGGGCGTGTATGCGAACTTTCTTTAGATGAGTTCATTTACATCTCTTTGCTGCCCTGTGCTTACTGCAATACAAATCCCTATCATAAATTCCATCGTCGTCCCACGATTTTCGATGGTACGAAGCGTGTAGGCCGCATATGCGACCGCGACAATCCGCTGGTTTATTCAGGCATTGACCGCGTTGATTCGAGCGAGGGATACAGCCTTGGTAATGTCGTGCCTTGTTGCGGTTTTTGTAATCGCGCAAAGGATGATTGGACGCTAGACGAGTTCATTGAACGCTTGCGGCGTTTAGGTTCTTCTATTGACAAGAAGCGAATACTTTCACTCGCCGAATCGTTAAAAGAACAACGGCACATCACATCAGCCTCATTGGAGGGAGCGGATATGACCATCCTGCGTAAACAGGACGTTGTGCCGTCTAGCTCATGTTACCAGTTATGAAATCGTCTTGGCGCAATCCCGCTACTAGCTATAGATGTGATGGGAAGAAGGGCTATCACGACGAACAGACGGCCCTTAAAATCGCTCGTAAGGCTACAGTTCGGGCGGGACATGTCATCCTAGAATACCGCTGCCCCGATTGCGGCTTTTGGCATATTGGCCGCGCTCCTGAATATCTCATCGGCACTACAAAGTAGTCTCCTACTCCAGTCCCGGGAGCATAATCTCCAATCCTTGATCGTTGACCTTTCTGTCTTCGATACCAGGTTCTTCGTAGACTATCTCTTCTGGTTCCGGTTCTGCTGGAGCATACGGGCCTCTCTGGTAAATGAGGTTAAATTTATCTCTCTCTTTCATCATCTCCCATGCGCTTTCCTCTTCGGAGTTCTCAGCGGCGATAGACTGCGGCAGGTTCCCGGCAACCTGGGAGACGACATCGGGCAATCCAGTTTCTTCGATCATGTTGTACTGCACGAAGCCTTGAATAAGTGCCTTTAGTTTGGCGATACCGTTTGAAAAAACAATGCGTGACGCTGCTATGTCGGCCTCGATGTTGCGGATTCGCGTGTCGCGTTCTCCGTCGTCCTCAATAAACGGCATCCACGCAATTTTAATCTCCCATCCTGTCGTTAGCGCGTAGTTCGCGATGGCCGATTGCATCAGCCGCGCACCCGGCGACTCCTCGATGTTTATCCGGTGGAGACCATGCTTTCGTGCGGTGTCGTGAATCAGCTTTGCCAGTACAGACGGCTTGTAATGACCCTGCAAAGCGTCCGCGATATACATGCGGTTGCGGTGCAGAATGCCCACGACGGCGGATGCTGTATGCCATTTCTGACTCCGGCACGGTAGGCGCCAGTGGATGAAGGTCTCGCCTTCCATCGGCATCTTGTCCTCATCGATCATCGCGGCCAACATCTGCGGTTCGCTGAATACAATCTCCGCCGCGCCGTAGCTGTCGAGCATGTACTGGCTCATAAAGCTGGAGTATTCGGCCTCGTACTCCTCTTTGAGAAAGTCGTAGCTGAGAATCGTCGGAAAAAGAAGCTCTACGTCCTCCTCGGCAGGGAAGCCGTTCGGGTCCAGCCTCTCTCCGCTGGTTAGCTTCATGGCTGGCTTATACACGCGGCGGTAAGTTCCCGGCTTCGATGTCAGCACTTCATCCGCGAAGATGTCTCCGGCACCGTAAGGTGTGCCGATCTTCATTTCGATTCCGGTGGGTTTCAGAATTTTGCGGGTGAGTTTGTAGTCCTTTGTGATGCGTGTACGCGCGGCGAAGCTGCGCGAGTTGCGGTTATTGTGAACGTCGTCGTAAATGGCGACGTCGGGGTGCCATCCTGTCGTTGCGGAGCCTATGGAGTTCCCCCATATCAGCGGCTCTATAATCTTTGGCTCGTGCTGACGAAGCGCCGCGGTAAATTCTCCAGACTGCGGCTCCTTCTCTACGCACAGTTCGGGATAGAGTGCCTGAAACAGGGTCGGCGGTCGGCGGGGTGCGCGGTAGAAGAAACTAGCCACTTGATCCACGAACGCAAACGCCAGTTCCTTCGACCCGCTGATTATCAGAATGGCGATGGTCATGTAGTAAATCAGGATGAGTTGGACGCAGTTAGCGATATCGAGCGTGGATTTGTAGGTGTTGCGGGGAAGTAGAAGAGAGCCTCGACGGTGGATGTCGATGGCGAGTTCTTCCACATTTTTGTTGCGGTCCTTTTCGGGAAAGAACGTCAACGCGTCGTGATGTACTTCTTCGGTGATGAGGCAGTAGCCAAGGACATAGCATAGCGCGAGTAGGTTGGTCTCGCAGAGACGACGGCCATCCTCCCGCAGTTCTTCATCCTCCTGCACCAACAGGGTAAGCTCTGCTCTCCATGCCTTGTTGTCGCCCTTCTCCTGCGACGGATCGCGTAGCTTGCGCCAGTTAAAATGCATTAGTCGCCCTCTAGTACCTGCACGTCTTCTGTGGGACGTTCATAGAGTTCGGAAAATTCATCCTGATCCTCAGAACGGCGGACTGCAATGCGATGAACAAAGACAAAACATTGTGTCTGATTTTCTGTTATAGCGTTCCACGCTCGACACTCCACGCCATCCACTACAACCATGTGGTCGGTTGACTCCATTAAAATTTTCATCACATCTCCCGGTTGCGGACGTCTATGAGTTCCGGTGCTGGCTGCAATGCCATGCCGTCGCGCGGACAGAAGTTGAAAGGCTGGGTTGTCGCCTCTCCGCAAGCCGGACATTTGCGCGGCATCCCTTCCTCGTCTCTGATTTCGCAGTGAACGAGACAGGCATCGCCTCTTCGCTCCAGTCGAAACCACTTGCGCGGGTCGGGGTGAGCAAACTCATACATGAATTGCGGGATGATATCGAAGGTGACTTTCATCCCGTCGATGATGAGATAGTCGCGCTCGATTTCGATGGTCGCTCTCTTCAAAGTTCCTCCTATGGGCTGCTTGGTCAAAAACATAATGCCCTCCAATTTGAATATGGAAGGCATTATCGTTCACCATCCCTCAAAATCTGGCAGAGATTGAAACTCACCCTCTGTCATCGTCACCATTTGAATGTGGATTGTGTCGCCGTATTCGGCTCCATCAAATTCCGCCTCTACCTCGCCCCATGAACGGTAGACTACATATTGGTTCAAAAATTCAGGCCGCGTCACCTTATAGGCTTTTATCTGTTTCAAACAGGGCTCTCCTAGTCCTCGTTCTTTGGCTAGGCACATGAAGGAACAGATACATTGTCTCGTTGTTTGCTGTGGTTCGATCATGGAAGGCATTAGACCATGCGTGTCGGTCGGTTTTTCCAGTTGGAGATAGCTACGGCGATGGGAACGACGATACCTACAAGAAGCTCCTGAGTGGAGATGGAGAGTTTGTTGAAGGCTTTGAAAAGCGCATCGTGAAAAGCCTCGTCGGTGCCATAAAGCAGGGTGAGCACAACCCACAGACAGACGAGAATGGCGGCGGGGATGGAAGTCTTCAGCCAGTTGGTAAATCGGCTCATGGCGACACCTCCCTTAATGCAAAGTTAGTCCGCTGAGTTTTTCATATTCATAGAGACTTTGCTTCATGTCTTCCGTCAATGGATCAACATTCGCCACTTGTAAATCTTCGGGGATATCTTTGCGAAGGATGTTCCCCAGGGTAAGGGGATGCATATAGATTCGTTGAACGGGTATACGTACATTCACGATTACATAGGCTCCTAACAGGATTGGATTTGCCTCATCGGGGTCGTCCTCAAGCGGAAAGCCGAGGCTTCTCGGTCGGCTTTTCCTGCTTCGTAACCTGCTTGCCACTCTACAGTCTCTCTTACGTCTCGCATGTGGATTTCCTCCTGTGGTCACAATCGGCGGATGGCTCGGCGGTCCACTATAGCCTGAAACCCATCCTCGAATTTCACCTGAACTTTAGAAGTCAGGCGTCCCGGCTTGATGACTAGGCATCGCTGGCCCTTGCGCCCCAGAACATCCCAAAAAAGGGTGTGGGGAAAGGGTTTATGAGTGCGGTCGGGGTTAGCGTCGTCGCTGCCCAACCGTCTCAAACCGTCCTTTACGATAGCATCCCAATGTTTTTCCTCGCTAGTGCGCTCTCGCTTCAGCATATATTCATCCACACGCCTATTTCTTCGTGTTGGGTAGCGTCCCCAATGCGTTTAGTCCTTCCGGATGGATCATTATGCTCACTTGGCATTTTTGGCCTCTCTCCGGATCGCTGCGCGTGCGGCGACAGCGGCATACTCCCATGCGGATTTTGCGGTGGGCATCAACGGGGTCAGAGCGTCGAACTGCACGGAGCCGGGAAGATACACGATGATCGCAAAAGCGGTGAAGTGAAAACCATAAAACTCCTTTACTTCGGCGTCATGCCAAACGAACTTCACCATCGATTCAAAGTTTTCAGTCATAGTGACGCCTCGGCTTCGGGGTCTGCTGCCTTTTCCGGCTTTGGTCTGCTCCGTTTAGTTGCCGTGGCCTCCGCCCTGGCTTGCTCGTCTCTCCACTGGCGGAACAATTCTTCTTCTTCGGCGTTTTGGGGTCGGCGCACCCACTGACGATAGGCTGTGCGCTGCTCCGGTGTGCTGGGCTTATAGCAGTAGCGGCACATCTTCGCATCCTGCTTGCTTCTCCAGTAATTTTTTCTCGCTTGCGTACATTCAGGGCTGCACGTCACAGCATTCTTTCTGCGGTCGTCGGGTAGCGGCTCCCGACATACCACACAATGCATTCGCAGCTCGTGAAAATCATCTCTTCTAGCCATTATTCTTCCGTTTCCGTTCCAATTTTTCCCAGATACTTACGGGTGGGTTGTTTCCTGTGCACTCGCATAACTCAGCTCTCGTTAGAAGGCGATTGCGCCATTTTTCGGTTGGTAATTGTCCCTCGGGGCATTCATATCCCCACGGTTGTCCTCCGGCACTTATTTCTCGATGGATGCACACGTTGACAGCCTCGTTAAAACTGTGGCCTTGAATGAACACGGCTCCGCGAAATTCTTCATCATCATCGAAGCAAATGTAGAACCAAAGCATTGGTTTGCCACGCTGATCGGAATCCCATTGATGGGTCAGTCTCCTTATAAATTCATCCTGGTTCACACGTCCTCCATTCGGGTTACAAAGAATTCGGTGCGGGGATTCTCGCGGTCGTCACGGTCAATCGTCAGAACGCACTCAATCACTTTTGCATCGCTGTGAATCACTCCCGCATTTTGCAGAGCATCGAGCGCGACCTTTGAGGAGTTGTCACAATCCATTCTTGCTCGTGGCCCTAGGACCACATGGACTCCTACCCTGTAACGAACAGACTTGCGTTCACGTTCGGTCGCTGGAGCCACGGTGCGGCCTCTGGCGAAGATGGCAACGGCATCTTTGAAGGCTTCTGCCTCTGGCGTCACCTTGAACCCTCGATGCGCATAGCCGTCTTTACCTGTATACATGGTCGGTTTCTTATAGTGGTTCACCGTGGGCGGACACAGGTGGGGAACCGTGAAACAAACTACGTCCTCGATATGTGTTGTTGACATAATCATTGCTCGTGAATAACTATAACATTATGAATCATCGAGACGCACCAAAAAAAGCGGGTCATGGAACGGGACGGCCAAGCCTTAAAACTGAAGGCTATATCGTGCAGTCCCTTCGTATGCAGGTAGACGACAACAACAACATGAGGATAGCGGCTGCAAATGCTGGTATCTCGATAAACTCCTGGGCTGTAGCTGTACTCAGCAAAGCCGCAACCGCAGCACTTAAAAAGAAGGGAACATCCAAGAATGGCAAAGCAAACTCCTAAAACGAACGTGCAGGTAAACGGTACTTTGATTCCCAAAACTACCGATCCACGCGCTGAATTATTTTTCTACCTTGGCCACTTGAAAGGACTCGGAATTGAGTCCGCATCGCGCATCACAGAACTTGTGATCGACCTTACCGCACCCCCGCCGGAGGTTGAATAAAAAGCATGAGCAATATTGACGATATTCGCAAGATACTCCAAGACCTGATTGCACCTGGCTTGGCTTCGTTGGCAACCAAGGTAGAAGACAACCATATAGCGATGAATCGTAGATTCGACGATGCGGAGAAGCTTGCCGCAGTACGCCACGAGAGTCTGTTGCGCGAGTTGCAGCTAAGTCGTCGTATGGATCAACTGGAAGATAGGCTTCCGAAGCCGCAGGCGGTGACTGGATGACGCTTCTCTACCGGACGGACGGAACAATCGTTCCTATCGCTCCTTCCTCCGGCGTCCACTGGACGCCGGAGGAGTTGCAGGGATTAGTCGGCGGGCGTACCGAAAATGTCTGCACTATCGATGGCCGCTTTATGATCGTCAATGAACGCGGCAAGATTCAAAAGCCTATGCTGCCACTGAATAAAGAGGCAACGCGTATCTATTATCATGGCCGCGTCGATCCGATTGTCGGCCCTGCTGTCGTCATCGACACCCGCCTGGAGCTGGATGGGCCAGAGGATATAGTGAGTTAAATGAGTGATATTCCTGACTATTTTGCAGGTTGTTCTGGAGAAAAGTGCGATAAATGCGGTCACTTTATTTTAAAAATCGTTACATGGGAGGATATTTATCGGATTCAAGTTTGGATTGACGACATGAAACAGGAGATAGTTGAGCTTTACGAATTGAAAGCTTTAGAGGAAAAGAGAAAAGGGGAAAAGGAGTTTTAAATGGGCGCACTGACTGAACCAGCTCTAAATCCGATTAGTGGAGTAGCCGAACGTCGCATCGAAGCGGCTCATCAGATGTTCGACATCGAAAATGGTGTTGCAAACCTAACGTTTCTCAACCCAATCCTTGCACAGACGAGCCTTCCGTATGTTGAGCCGCCCGACAATCTCCCTTTCTACAAGTGCGAGAATGGCAACGTTGCGACAACGATTGTCCGTGGCACTCTTCATAATCCCTACACTAAAAAGTTTGAGCTTCAGGGTTATCCCTTCGGTGTAAAGCCGCGCCTGATGCTCATGTATATCTGCACTCAGGTAACACTTAACCGCAAAAAAGAGATCTATCTAGGCGGGAGTTTGAAGGAGTTTCAACAGCGTCTTGGCATTGAGCAATCGACTGGTGGAGCTACGGGATCGCTCCGGCCAACTAAAGAACAGCTTATGCGGTTGACTGCTTCACATCTTCAGCTTTTCTGTTCTGACTTTACAAACAAACGCTATTCCATGATCCATCCAGCTCCAGTGATTAGAAAGTTTGATTTCTGGCTACCTGTCGGCCTCCATGAGGTAACGAAGTGGGAAGGGATGATTACTGTGGGTGATGAGGTTTTTCAATGCCTTATGGAGGGCAATATGCCGCTTCGGACTGAGGCAATCGTAGCTCTCCAAAATTCACCTATGGCCCTTGATATTTATTCCTGGCTGGCGTTCCGACTGTGGCGAATCAAGACATCTCCGCTGAAACCTCTTCCTTGGCCAACGTTGCAAAACCAATTCGGCCCCGGCTACAGCCGACCGAGAGACTTCCGCCGCGCCTTCAAAGAAACCTTGGCGGCAGTTCTGAAGGTCTACCCAGAGGCTAGGGTTCACTTCGACCATAACGATGAACTAATCCTCCATCGTTCCAAGCCTCCAGTTCCCCAAAAACAGGTTCAGGTGATACAAAAAATCCTAAATTTTAGCCCTAAGTAGTTGAAAATAAAACAAACGATAACGCATAATCGGTCGCGCTTTGAGCTGAGACGACCGATTTCCACATTAAGCCTGTGGATAACTGAAGTTTTCCACGCATAATCGGTCGCGCTTGAAACCCCTTATTTATCGAAAATCGACGCATAATCGGTCGCGCTTTCGACGCATAATCGGTCGCGCTTATCTATATTGTTTTAACCGTTAGTAGAGACACCGATAGTTTTTTTTAAACCCGATAGTCGATGAAGCCGGGCGACGAGGAAATTTTTGGAGGACGCATGAAAGACCGGATCGGAAACAAGTTGGCGGTTGGCGACCGAGTTCTTGTGGCGTTGCCGGAGTCGGCTATCCTGGGCTACGTCGCGGAAGTGAAAGAAACGGGCATGGTGGCACGAGTGCGGGGCGGTGGAGCGGACACGGCTCCTGGTCATGTTCTGGTCACATGCGTGGTTGCGCTGCCGAGCGACACCCTCATGGACGCGGTAGCGCAGGTTGTGAAGGTTTACGACCCTAGCAAGCCCGACACGGCGTCGGATGCCTCAAAAGGTACGTCAGAGCCGCCAACACTCAACTGATCGCACCTGATTGAGCGGGGATGCTACCCAATCAATGTCTCTAAGTGCCGATGACTGCCATAAACAGAGTCTAGCGCGTAGATAAAAAGAGCGTATGGTATAGACAACAGTAAAGTATTGTGCTATATAGAGCGAAAAAGTAATGTATCCACTCAATAAATAAGTAAAATAGATATAAAACATAAAACAAATTGACTAAGTAGATAATAAAATGCTAGCTTAGACACGCAGAAAAGTTATTTATTAATAATAATTCTCAGCGAGCTGAG